TGCCGCCTGCGCGTCGTGGTGATATGCACCGTGCCCAGGCTGCCGTCACTGGCGACATAGGGCGTATACCCGAACGCCACGCCCATCACATCGTCCAGGTCATACGGCGGGCCGTCGGCGAACGCGTAGTCAATCCACACGCGGTCGCCGTCCGCGTCGTTGATGTGCCGGATGATGCGCCGGTACTGGACCGCGCCGCCCACGTTCGCGCGGAGGCTCTTGCCGATCCAGTAGCCCGACGGCTTGCTGCCAGCGCCGGAGAGCACGAATACGTCGCTGCGGTAGCGCCACTTGTCGTGATACCAGTCGTAATAGGTGTCGTGCTCGGCGGTGCCCGTGGCGAACGTGATATTGCGCCGCGTAGCCGTGAACTTGTTCGCGGAAAACGAGCCCTCCATGAGCTCGTCATACGCCCATACGCGAATCGTGCCGGACGGGAACTGCGTGGCGTCCTCCACGCGGAAGGTGTTCTCCGCGCGGCCGCAGTCCGTGGTCATGACCGTGCGCGGCCCGCCACCTTCCACACAGTAGGCTTGCACGCCGCGCTTGTACCCGTACACCACGGGCAGGGACTTGCCGTAGGCGTCCGGCGCGGCGTAGGGGAAGTCGCCCTCGTCCACGAGCGTACCGAGCGGGCTGGAGAGCGTGGCCGCGTAGTCGAGCACGGTCACGCGCAGCGCAGCGTTGCGCTCGTTCCAGCCCATGCGGTCCTCGGTCACGCCCTTGAACACCACGACCCAGTCGGCCTCGGCCATCGTGCCCACGACCGAGTACAGGGTGACCGTCTTGCCGCCCGTGCCCTCGGCGTCAACGTACCCGCGCAGCGCACCGTCGTCATCCGAAAGCGAGAAGGTCCACTGCCCCCTGCCGTTCAACGCGCAGCGGCAGCTGCCCCAGTCGGTCACGCGGCCCTCGGTGGTGATCGCGCCGGTGGGCGTGCGTACGGTGTCGCTGTACCACTTCGTGCCCGTGGCCCCGCCCCATTCGAACTTGACGAGGTTGTACGCGGTCGTGGAATCGACCGCGATGTTCGTCTCCGCTGTGGACGTAAGCGTGCGGCTACCTGCCATCAGTCTGCGACCTCCTGCGTGCGCAGCCGCAGGGTGACCCGGTACCCGCCGGCCGCGGTCTTGTCGAATGCCAGGCGTCCGCGGTTGAGGAGCCGCGCGTCCGCGTGCTCGACGCCGAGGTGGTCGGTGTAGGTGAACGGGTACAGCGCGCCGCGGATCGTGGACTCGAAGAAGGTCTCCAGGTCCTCTTTCTGGGACCGGGTCAGCCGAAAGGTCTGGTCGGTCTCGTAGAACGCAACGCCCTTGTCGTACACGCGCACGTCGCCGGCCGCGGACCGGCCCTCATGCTGCACGCGCGTGACGCGCACCGCGTACCCGGGCTCGGGCGCGGGCAGGGTGATGGACGTCGCGCCGCGAGCCAGGGTCACGGTCGCGCGCAGGCCGCTCGGCTCCGGGGTGCCGGTGGGCGTGCCCGTGGGCGTGGGGGTGGACGTCGGCATGGGTCACCTCCGCTGGGGCCGGAACGTGCCCTGCTGGACCGCACGCTCGAGCGCCGGGATGAGCTGATCGTGCAGGAACGCCGCGTCCACGGACACGGGCGCGACGCGCACCTCCAGGCGCGCGGGCGCTGGCGGGGCGCTGTCGGCCGCGTGGGCGGGCGTCTCTCGCGCGTGGGGCGCGTCGTTGGGCGTGTGCAACGGGGGCGCGGGCTCAGTCGCGCGCGCGTCCAGGCCGTCGCGCAGTGCGGCCGCGGCGCCGGCCGCGGCCTGCGCCAGGTCGTCTACGAACGAGGTCCAGGGGTCCACAGTCAGTCCTCCTGTACGGTCACGAGCAGTTCCAGGTCCATGCGCCGCGAAAGGAGCGCGTACCGCTGCGCCTCGAATCCGGACAGCGCCTCGTCGCGCTCGATGCGGTGCATGCGCACGTCGTGGCACCGGACCGTGTCCGTGGTGAGCGCCCCCGTGGGGTCTGTTCCCGCCAGGGCGCCCGCGACCGCGGCCTCTACGCGGTCCAGGTCGTCGGGGTCGGCCGCGTACGCGGCCAGGCGCACGTCCACCAGCCACGCGGCCGCCGGGTACGCGCTCGCGGCCCGCTTGGACGCGGCCAGGGTGACAAACGGCCGGTCCGGGGCCTCCACGGGCCGGCCGTAGAAGATGCGGTCCCCGATCGCGTCGGTGAGCGCGCCGATGCCGGCCAGCCAGTCACAGAGCGCGGCTCGCAGGTCTTGGTTCCAGGCCATGGGTCAGCTCCCCAGGTCCAGGCCCAGGCGCGCGGCTACAGCCGCCAGCGCCCCGGCCGCCGCGGCCACCGCCAGGCGCATGAGCGCGCCGAGCAGGCTCGTGCGCGTGTCGCGGTGGGCCTCCAGGTGGGCCTTCAGCTCCGGGCAGGGCCGCTCGGGGCGGGTCGCGCGCAGGTCGGCGCGCAGCGCGGCCATGTCCTCGCGCGTGGCTTGCAGGGCCTCGCGCAGGGCGCGCAGCTCTTGCGCGTCGGCCATCTCCTCGCGGGTGCGCGCAAGCCCGGCGCGCAGGTCCTCGATCGTGCGCCACACCCGGGCGTTCGGGTCCATGAACGCGTCTCCGCAATACTCAGGACAGGCCTTCGGAGCGCTTGACGCGCCGGACCTCGCGCTTGACGGTGTCCGCGCGCGCGCCCGCCTCGACGTGCACCGCGCGCTTCACGGCCTCGCTCGCGGACCGGCCCGCGCGCTCCACGCCCCGGACCACCGCTCCGAGCGCGGTGCGAAGCCCGGTATGCTCGCGCTGGTCCACGACGAACCACACCCCGGCGCCCAGGGCCGCGAGCCCGACCACCGCGCCGAGCCACGGGTAGCGCTCCACCGCGACCATGGACACAAGAAGGAGCGCGCCCCCGCCCGCGAGCGCCACGCCCAGGATCGGCCGGCCCAGGAAGAGGCCCACCACCGCGCCCGCGAGCACGGCCACCGCGCCGAGCACGTACACGCCCAGGAGTCCGGAGCGCAGGTTGTCCGTGACCGCCGCGGCGGCGCGGTCCGCGGTGGCGCGCTCTTCGAGGTCCTGTTCGTGCCCGGTCTCCGCCTCCAGGCGATGGGTGCCGGGCGCGTCCACGCGCATGGTCCCCACCCGCACGGACAGCCCCTGCGGCGGGGCGAGCTCGGGCCCGGGCGCGGGCTCCAGACGCAGGCGGTTGTGCGTGCGCGCGTGCACGCGGGCCGCGCGGTCGGTCTGCGTGCGCGTCTCTTCGCTCGCGCGCTGGGAGGGCCGGGCGCGGCATCCGGCCAGCCCGGCCAGGATCGCGCAGCACAATCCCAGGGTCGCAACGGTCCTCATGGCAATACGCCTCCTTTCCAAGGGATGGAACGCGTGGGAACGAGCGAACGGGCCCGCGCTCAGACGCGCCGCTCGCGCAACTGGACTTCCTGGAACAGGCCCGCGCCGCGCACGTCCGTGACCTGCTCGACCACGTACCGGCGGCCGCGCACGACCACCTGGTCGGCGAGCTGGCCGGTTTCCGTGGGGCGGACCTCGTGGTCGGCCGGGACCCACAGCACGGCCCGGCCCTCGGCCTGCGCGCCCGCGGGACCGGCCTCCAGGCCCCCGCCCCGGCGGGGCAGGAACCGGCACGGCTGCGCGGTGCGCAGGGACGCGTCCAGGCCCGTGAGCCGCTGCGCGCCGCCGGCGCCGGTCGCGGCCGTGGGCCGGTACAGGTCGTAGGTCTCGGGAAACGCCTTGGTCGTGAACATCACAGCCCTCGCACCCGATACGGCTCGATCAGATCCTTGACCTCCCCGTCCAAACGCACGCGCGGCGCGAAGGTCTGCGCCCACCCGTCCACGTTGTGGCTGTCCACGATGTTGAGCCCGGGCTGGGCGGCCTTCATCTCGTTGTAGAGCTTGGCGAACTGGAGGCGCGCGGCGAGCGCCAGGTCCGCGGGCATGGTGGAGAATCCGGCCTGGAAGGCCACGCGCACGGTCTGCACGCCCCTGCGCCACACGCCCGAGGTCTTCACGAGCCGCGGGCCGTCCTGCACATAGGCCGACGGGTCCACCAGCGTGTCGTCGGTCCAGGTCCGCGCCGCGCTCTCGTGCACGGTGTCGATGGACTCGGGCTCGTCCCAGATCCACACCGACGGCCGGCCCGTGCCGTTGACGAGCTCCACGGTCGCCTGGGACCGCAGGCGCCGGCCCGCGGCGCGCTCTAGGGTTTCGCTCGCCGCGTCGATCAGGGTCTGGATCAGGTCGTCCTCGCTGTCGTCGTCCGGGTCCAGGGCGAGGTAGGTCTTCGCGTCCGAGACGGTGATCACGTGTCCGTCCTCCTCTGGGCAAGCCAGGTCCGGTGGCCCGCGGCTAGGCGGTCGGCCTGTGCGCGGTCGGCGTCGGTCAGGTCCACGGCCCGCGCGCGGCCGAGTGCGCGGACCAGGCGCACCGCGTCGGCCGCGGGCACGCGCCAGGCCGCGCGCGGCGGCCACAGGGTCCGGGCCACCAGGTCCGCGTGCAGCCGGTCGATCAGTTGCGCGCCGCGTCCCGGTCGGCCCGCACCTGGGCGGCGCGCACCAGGCCGAGCGCTTTTTTTGCCAGGTTCCCGAGCCCGGCCGCGAGGTCCGCTTGCTCGGCCGCGGCCAGGAACCGGTCCACGTCCGAGGGCCGGGCCCGGCCGACCACCTCGGGCGCGGGGTGGCGGCCGTGCGCGTCGTACAGGCACGCTTCGAGCACGAGCGCCACGGCCCCCGGCACCCGGCGCACCACGGCCGCGGCGCGCGCGGTGCGGTCCGGGCCGTCCGACCCGTCCAGGAGCGCGGCCAGGCGCTCGTGGTCCAGGGCCTGGAAGATCCTGCGCAGGCCCGCCAGGCTCGGGCCGTCCACCTCGAACGTGCCGAAGCTGAATGCAACGGTTCTGGGCATATCGTTCTCCTGCAGTCCGGTCATCGGGCGGGCGCGGTCACGCGCATGAGGAGCTCGCCGTCCGGACGGTCCAGGTCGGGCAACGCGGCGAACGCGCACGTCCACCGGTACGGCGCGTCGTGGCGCAGACTGAGCTGCGCCGAGCCCAGGGGCGCCACGCGCCACAGGTCGATCTGCCACGCGCTGCTCGCGCGGGTGCGCCAGGGCCGCAGGCGCATCGCTCGGGCCTGGGAGCTCAGGCATGCGCCCGGCGCGGACCCGAACCCGTGCGTGCCGTCCATTGCGTCTGCGCGGCCCCGGGGAAAGAGCACGGCCAGCACCTCGCGGCTCACCTCGTCGGTGCGAAACCGGACCTCGAGCCGGTCGCCCGCGCGGGCCGCGTCGTGCGCGCCGACGCCGTCCAGGCGCACGGGTTCGAGCTCGGTCCAGGCGCGCAGGTCCACGCCGTCGGCAGCGAAGAGCTCCACCGCCTCGCCGGCCGGGTCGACCATCACCTGCATCGGTCCCCGGCGCACCAGGGCCAGGGCGCGCGTGAGCGCCTGTGACGTGCTCATGGTTCCCTCTCCGGTTGCGTGCCGGGCCGCGCGGCGCGCAACGTCCCGGTCATCCGGTTCGCGGGGTTGAGGTCGAACACCCCGCCGTCGGTATCCCACACCGTCTCGTACGCGGCGGGCACGTCCTCGCGCCGGATCGCACGCAAGCCCGCGCCGCCGAACGCCTCCGCATACCGCCGGTTCCACCCGCCGCAGTGGCGCAGGGCCGCGCACCGCTTGCACGGCGCCGTGTAGTCACGCGCGCCGCCCTTGGCCGCCGCGTCGCCGCAGCGCACGGCGGCGGTCCAGAGCTCGGCGCGATCGAGCGTGAGCTCGTAGTTCCACTCCCACGGGTCGAAGAACACGTACCGGGCGTTGGTGACATGCGGCCACAGCGCGGGGTCCAGGTGACAGAACGGGTGATACCGGATCGTGAAGGAGATCCCCTCCTCCAGGAGCAACTGGGCCGCGCTCTCGATGTGCGGGCGCAACCTCGCTGGGTGTACGGCGAGCGCACGGATGCGTGTACCCGCGCCACGCGCCCACTCGTAGTGCGGCAGGAACCCGAGCAGGACGAAGTGCCGCACGCCATAGGCGAATTCGTTCGTGGCGATTGCGCGAAGCTGCGTGTAGTTGCCCCGCTGCATCGTGACGTTGGACCGGTACGGCAGGTCGTTGTCCGCGAGCCAAACGCGCAGCTCCTGTTGCCGCTCATACGCTCCGCCGACCTGGGCGATAGCGTCCAGCGTGTCACCTATCCCGTGACCACTGAGATGCACGTGGTCCAGCCCGTCAGCGTACAGGCGCTTGAAGCGGTCGAGCCCGGTCGCGCCATTGGTGATAATGGACATGGCCATGTCACGCTCGGCGCAGGCCGCCTGAATTGCGGCCAGGTTGCCGCACAGCGTGGGCTCGCCGTAGCCCACGAGTACGGCGTGGTCGAGCCCGGCCTCGTGCGCGCGGTCCAGCTTGGCGAGCACTTCCGAGAGCGGCACGTCCTCGCCGCGCGTGTGATTCGGGTTGCGCCGGTCCGCGTAGAAGCAGTGCGTACACCGCCAGTTGCACCGCCAGGTAACGTCCAGTCCGACGCGCGTGCAGGGCTTCATCGACCGTCCCCCTTGTACGCGGCAAACAGGCTCGTACCCTGCCAGACGCGCACGGGCACGCCGCTTTCGCGCTCCCAGGCGTCCACGGCCGTGATCGCTCCGGGGAAGCGCGTGGTGTAGTCGTGGCCGAGTAGCCGGCCACCGGGCTTGACCTTGGGCCAGTAGGCTCGCAGGTCTCCGGCCACCACGGCCTCGGTGTGGTTGCCGTCCACGAACACGAGGTCGAACGCACCGTCCTCGAACTGCGAAGCCGCGTCCGCCGACGTGCGCTTGACAAGGTCCACGCGGTCGCGGAATCCGAACGCGTCCGCGGTGCGCCAGAACGCGGCCTCGTCACCCTCGCGCACGCCGCGCACCGTGCCCGCGTGCGTGGCCTCGTCGTACGGGGCGAACGGGTCCACGCTCACGAGCCGCACGCTCGGGTCGCTGCCCAGCGCCAGGCACGCCATGCTGCCGCCCGCGCCCGACCCGATCTCCAGGATGCGCCCGTCCGCAGGCACGTGCGAGGCGGCCTCGATCAGGCGCAGCGCCTCGTACACCGTGGTCTTCAGCCGAGCCAGCAGGTCCCGGCCTTTGGGCAAGTGCGCGGCGAGCTCCGCCGCGTACCGGTGCGCGTCCCGCTGCGTGGGCGCGGGCACGAGCGCCTCGGCGGTCGGCTGCATGCGCACGCGGTCGCGCCACCGGGCGTCCTCGCGGTCCACGGCCCGGCGGTACGCGGGCGCGGCGCGCACGAGCGCGGGCAGGGCGTGGGGGCAGACGACCTTGACCCCGCGCCACGCGGACTCGAAGCCGACCGTCATGTGCAGGTCGCGGCCCGCGGGCAGGGCGTTCCAGACCCGGTCGAACCAGGTGTAGTCGCTGGGCACGCGCTCCTGGCCGCCGGTGTTCAGGAACTTGGCCCGCACCGCGCGCTCGTCCCCGCGCACGTACGAGAGGTGATGGAACGCCAGCGCGTCCAAGTGCAGGCGCGCGGACGTGCGCGCCCCGTCGAGTACGAACCGGCCCCCGAGGCAGGGCACGCGCGGGTGTTGCAGGCCCACCACGCAGCGGGCCCCTTCCTGCGGCTCGACCCGGTACAGGGGGCTTTTCAGATAGGTCCGCAGCCGCGTGGTGAAGTAGTCGACCCGGGGCCGCGCGGCCATGGTCGAGCGCAGCACGTGCAGGGCCTCGGGCTCCCACACCTCGTCCGTGTCCACCACGAGCACGGGCGCGTCGGGGCCCCACTCCCGGGCGATGCGCGCGAGCCCGTCGCGGTACTGGTCGGCCTGGTCGCGGTAGTCCCCGCGCAGCACCGCGACCGGGTAGCCGGGGCGGCGCGCGCGGAACCGGGCCAGCGGCGCGCGGCAGTCCTCGCGCAGGGGCAGGCCCGCCACCCACGGCCGGTCGGAGAAGACGACCACCGCGCCGCGCGTATGCGCACGCACGCTCTCCAGGCTCGCCTCGAACCACTCGCCGCCGGAAAAGGCCTTGTACAGGGCGATCATGTGTCGGGGGCCTCCTCGTTCTTCCAAGTGCCTGCCGTGCCTCGTTGCGTTCGGCTGGTCGCCTACCGCCCGCGCATCCCCTCTCCCTCCGGGAGAGGGCTAGGGAGAGGGCCGTTCTCGCCCGCGGCCCTTGTGCCATCTTCCCTCACCCTCACCCTCTCCCGAGGGGAGAGGGAACGAAGGGGGCTCCTGCGTTCTCTCACCGGGTGAGAACAAAGAGGCGCCTCTCCGGTCGTGGGAATCGTGCGCTCCATCTTCCTCTCTCCTATCCCGCCCACGCGTCCCCTCTCCCTCCGGGAGAGGGCTAGGGAGAGGGCCGTCCTCGCGCAGCGCGTCACGCCTCACCGCGCGTGCGTGCCCAGGGGCGCGCCCCACCGCGCGATGTACCGCCGCCGGTTGGCCTCGAAGTGGCGCGCCTGGCGCTTGCGCTCGTTCCCGTGCACGACGCGGACGCCGTTGTGCACCCAGAAGGTCCCGCGCGGGTACAAGCCCCGCAGCCGCGCGCAGAAGTCCGTGTCCTCCCACCCGCTTCCCAGGTAACCCTCGTCGAACCGGGTGCCGTCGTTGCGCACCGCGCACGCGGCGGTGCACAGCTCGCGGCCGGGGACCCGCGCGACCCGGGGGCGCGGGGGCGGGCTTCCGAGCATCGGCGCAGGCCCTCCGTGGGGATGCACCAGCCGCGCGGCGACCATGACCGCATCCGGATGCGCGGCGAACACGGACAGGAGCGCCGCGTTCCAGCCCTGCGGCAGGCCGGTCACGTCGTCGTCGAGCATGACCACGTACGGCGTGCGCGCCTGGTCGAGCCCCAGGTTGCGGTTCGCCGCCGCGCACACGGGCCGGCACGTGGCGATCACCCGCGGCGCGCCGGTTGCCGTGGCGCGCACCTCGTCGAGGAGCGCGCGCACCCGGTCGCGCGTCCGGCAGGTCGGGATCACGATGTCCGCAGTCGGCCGGTCGCGCATCTCAGTCCGTCCCTGGGGCGGCCGGCGGGGCGCTCGGGTCCAGGCCGTCGCGCATGGCCATGTGCATCATGTAGGGGACCCGGGTCCCGAACTCGGCGCGCACCGCCTCGGGCGCGCAGTCGGCCGCGCGCAGCCGCAGCCAGGCCTCGCGCGGCGCGCGGCCCTCGCCGAGCGGATAGAACTGGTCCGCCGCGCCCACGCGCACGAGGTCGGGGTGTTCGCGCGCGAGCCGGGTGTAGAGCTGCGGCCCGTAGGCGCCCCAGCCCCGGTTGCGCGGCGTGCGCGCGAGCTCGTGCACCGCGTCGTGGAGCACGCGCAGGAACGGGGCGTTGACGCCCGCGCCGATGACCCCGTTGGCCACGATCCCGTGGCTCGCGCGGGTGAGGTACGCGCCCTCGGGGACGCCCGCTTCGTCGCGGTAGATCTCGTCGATCGGGCGCAGGGGCAGAAAGTCGCAGTCGAAGTACCAGCCCCCGAACCGCACGAGCGCGGTGACGCGGATGAGGTCGCTCTTGCGCGCGCACGCGTGCGCGCCCGCGATGCGCTCGTAGGCCGACCGGAAGCCCGGCAGCAGCATGTCCTCGCCGTGCGTGAGAAAGAGGTACGCGGGGTTGAGCGCCTGGAACCGGGCGATGTTGTACCGCGCGTAGTCGGGCATCTCGGGCCCGACCCACACGAAGTGCACGACCCTGGGGATGGTGTGCGCACGTGCGCGCGCGGGCGGCTGCGCCTCGGCCTGCGGTCGTTGACGCGAGACAGGCTCCGCGGCGAAGGGCAGATCGAACCCGCGCTTGCGCGCGCGGTTGGCCACGCGCGCGAGCTCGCGCTCCTGGCGCGCGGCGTGCGCCGCGCTCAGCCCCCCTCCCGTGCGCACCGTCACGAGCGGCCGGCGGATGTGCGCGCCGCAGGCGTCTCCGCCGAACTGGTCGAGCATGCACAACAGCGCCACGTCGTTGACCGGGAACCAGTCCAGGGGATACCCGCCCACGCAGTCGTAGGCCCACTTGCGGTACGCGCGCAGGCCCCAGCCGAGGTTGCCTTTGCTCGCCGCGGGCGGCTCGCCCTTCTCGCGCAGGTTGCGCTCGCCGCCCTGGGCCTCGACGTACCACACGTCGCAATACGCGTACAGAACCGCCGGATCGGCGAACGCCTCGCGCAGCGCGGCCAGCAGCCCGGGCTCGGCGAAGTCGTGATCGTCGATCTCGCACACCACCGCGTCCGCGGGCACGAGCGCGTTCCCGAGCCGCCGGGCCCGGTCCACGCCCATGTGCGCGGCGAGCACTATGTGCTGGGCGCGCCCCTCGTGCGCGTCCAGTGCCGGACGGTCCTCCGCGTCGTGCACGACCACGATGCGCTCGCCTTCGCAGAGCTGCGCGGCCAGCCTGCGCACCTGTTCGCGCAGCGCCTCGGGCCGGTTGCGCGTGGCGATGACAGGAAACACGCGCGCCACGGTCAGCCTTCCTCCGGGAGCTTGTACAGGACCCGCGCGCCCGCGGGCGCCCGTGCGCTCGTGAGCGGGGCGCGGCTCATGCGGCGCACCGCGCCCAGGGCCTCCAGCCGCGCGGCCAGCGCGTCCGGGAGCTCGACCACCGCGCCGGGCGCGAGGCGGAAGCCGTCCGCGCGCTCGCGGCGCAGCACCTTCACAATGGCCATGGCCTCTCTCCGAGTCGAAAACGCGGGGGACGGGCCGCCGTGGGCCGGGGTCGCCCGCCCGCAGGCGGCGCACCCCGAACGGCCCGCCCCCCGCAGCCAGGGGGCAGTTCGCCGGGTGGTCCGGGATCAGCTGTAGGTCACGCCCGTGCCGATGCGGAAGGCGTCGGTTTGCGTGGGCCGCCCGTCCCACTTCTCCACGATGACCGCCTCCACGGCGAACTTGCGCGGCACCGTGGCCGTGACCACCTGCATGAGCCGGTTGTGGTACACCACGTACTTGGAGAAGTCGCCGCCGATGATCTTGCCGTCGGTGAGATACGCGCTCTCTCGGATGGGCGGCAGGGCCTCGACCAGGTACTGGGCGCTGTGCACGTTGGTGGCCAGCTCCTTGACGAGGTCGAAGTACGTGTCCGCGGGCGTGAGCACGGTGGCGCGGGGCCGGTAGCGCTGCGGGATCTCGGCCAGGAACTCGAGCAGGTTCGTGAGCGTGAGCGCCCCGCCGATGGCCACCTCGGTGAGCCCCGCGTTCTCCAGGCCCAGGGGCCGCTCGCCGTCCGAGCCCGTGCCCACGATCGGCTCGCGCTCGCGCTCCACGGCGAAGGCGTCGGCCACCACCTCGGTGAGCTCGGCCATGATGTTGAGCGGACTGTCGTCGAGCAGGTCCACCTTGGTCAGCCACCGCGCGTCGAAGTGGCGCATGGTCCAGGTGAGCTGCCCGATGGTCGGCTCGGTCTCAGCCACGTCGTCCGAGGTGGTCGTGCTCTTGGACTTGGCGTCCGCGCCCTTGCTCACCGTGGGGTACGCAGTGATCTCGGGCTTGGTGACGCTGTCGCGGTTCGTGGGCCGCTTGGTGACAAGCGGCCAGACCACCGCGGGCTCGTTCGCGCGGCGCTCGACCTCCTGCACGAACTCCTCGGGCACCAGGTACCCGCCCTTGGACCCGAGCGCGGGGCCCAGGGCCTGGGTCAGGCGCCCGTCTTCGTCGAGCCGCGGGTCGGGCCGCCGGGGCAGGCCGATGAGGTTCGCGAGCCCGCACACCAACAGCTCGGCCGTCTGCTCGCGGGAGAGCGCATCGCCCGCGGGCGCCTCGGGCCGGGCGGTGTGCAGGGCGTCCGTGCGCGCGACCGTGCCGCGCGCGTTCTCAATGGCCTGGGCCAGGTCGCTCTGAAACAGGCGCAGGTGCTCCTCCTGCACGATCCGGGCCAGGGCCTCCACGGTCTTGGGGTTGAGCGCGGCCGTGCCGGCCGGCTCGGGACGGGGTGCGTCGGACATGGTCAGGTCTCCTTCAGGGTCTGTAGGGTCAGAGCCACGAGCCCGGCCCGCGCCTGGGCGAGCCCGGGGTGGCCTGCGAGCACCTCGCGCACCCGGGCGCGAAGCGCCGTCTCATCCGCCGCGGGGCGGGGACGGACCTCGGGCCCGGCGGCGTGCGCCAGGTCGTGGATGCGCGCCTGGGCGGCGTAGAGCTCCTCGCGCAGGCGCTGTGCGCGCTCGGCCGGGGGTGCGGGGATGCCCGGCACGAGGATCAGCCCCGCTTCGTGCAGCGCGCGCAGGTCCTCGGTGGCGTACGCCGCGGAGAACTCGGGCGCGCGCACGTTGTGGGCCGCGTACAGGCCCGCCAGGTGCGCGTGGGCGCGGGCGTCCGGTTGCGCGCCGCGCGCGCCCAGGGCCCGGGCCATGGCGCGGCGCAGGCGGTCGAAGTCCGCGCCGTCCACCCGCCGCCACCAGGGCGCGGGGTCCGCCGGAGCCTCCAGGGACAGGCGGTGGAGCACCGTGCCGTCGGGCCCGGCCTCGGTGCGCCAGGCGCCCGGGGCGGCCACCGGACCGCTGGGCGCGCGCTGGATGAGCGCCGTGGGGTGCGCGCCGATCGAGCACAGGCTCAGCTCCACGATCTCGAAGGCGCGCACGCGCACGGCCGGCTGCGGGGCCTCGTCCGGGCCCGGCAGGTCCACCTCCTCGGCCTCGCGCAGGTAGAACCCGATCGAGACCGCGCGCAGGTATCCGTCGCGGACCCAGCGCCGCAGGGGTTCGAGCTCGGGGTAGGCGGGGATGCGCACGAACATGCGCACGGCCTGCGGGCCCACCTCGATCTTCTCGATGCGGCCCACGGGCAAGGGATCCGCGTCGTGGCTGTAGAGCACCGTCCCGTTCTCGCGCAGGGCCGAGACGTCCACGTCCGCGGGCGAGCGCCAGTCGAACACGAACCCGTTGCGGTTGGGCGTGGGCTGCTTGTCCACGGCCAGGGCCCAGAAGGTGAGCTCGCCCGCGTCGGTCTGCCGCACGCTCGCGGCCTGGGCCTCGCGCGCGGGCTGATCCACGCGACAGCGGTGCAGCCGGGGTCGGTCGGTCTCGGTCATGGTCGCCTCCGTAATGCGGCGCCGTGTGCGCGGCGCCTGTCTGTATCCTACCGCAGGTTCGCAGGCGGGCCGGCGAAACCGCAACGACCGGCCCACCGGTTCTGCGCGGCTCAGCGCGCGGCGCCCTTGCGGGCCAGAGTCCCGGCGGGCGCCAGCCCCTCGGGCAACAGCGGCTCGCCGCCCCAGGCCACGGGCCGCAGCCCGTCCTGCGCGCGCGCCTCGTTGACGGACAGGACCCCGTGGCGCAGCGCGGCCTCGCGGTCCGCGCGCCGGGCCTCGCGGTCGGCCGGGACCACGTCCGCGAACCGCAGCCGCGCCGGGCGGCGCGGGTACCGGCGGGCGAACAGGTCCTGGTTGATGCGCGCCTCCAGCATGCGCAGCTTGGGCGCGAGGTTGTACTTGGCGAAGATGTACTCGAGCGCCTCGGCCGAGGCGCGGTTCACGTCCTTGGACAGCCCCAGGAGCGCGGGCGGCACCCGGAACGTGGCGAGAATCATGTCGCGCAGGCTGTCCTCGGACCGGAAGAACGTGAGCTCGTGCGGCCGGGGCGGCCACTTGAGGTCCACCTTGTCCGAGATTCCCAGGACCCGCCCCGCCTCGCGCGCGCCCGCGTACGTTTCGTTCAATTGATCGAGGAACTTCTGCCGCCGCTGCGGATTGGGCTCGCTCATCACGGCCACGGCCGCGGGGAACACGCCCTGCTTGAAGGTCTGCCACGCGGCCTCGAGCACCTGGTCGTCGAGCTGGATCGCCGCGCCCGCGGCCTGGCCCGCGCCCTGGCCGCCCCAGGGGTCGCCGAACCGGGGGAACCGGAGGTACACGATCTCCCGGGCCGGGATCGTGTCCTCGACCGGGCCCTGGGGCCCCTGGCGGGTGCGCCGCCACGCCGCGGGCGCGCCGTCTCGGTCGAAGACCGGGTCCATGCGCCCGACCACCGGGTAGAGCTCCGCGGGCTCGCCCAGGGCGTTCTGCGCGATGCGCCAGAAGCTGCGGCCCACCATCACGCAGTCGACCACGGTCCAGTACCAGAGCTCCGCGCCGGTCATGTAGGGGTTCACCTCGCGCAGCACGCGGGCCATGAGGTGGCCCGGGCGGTCCACCCACCGGCCGGCCTCGAGCTCCTGGACCTCGTACGGGGCCATGACCACCGCCTCCGCGATGGCCGTGGCCGCAGCGTACTGCCAGCGGTAGAAGCGCCTTCGCGCCTCCGCCTCGCCCAGGGTGGGCGGCAGGCTGCCCGCCGCCGTGCCCAGGAGCGCGGTCAGGTCGATGGTCTGCCGGTGCGTGGCGCCCGCGTCGGTGCGCCGGGGCCCGGTTCGGCGCGGCGCGAGCCGCGCGCGCATCCAGTCCGCAATGCCCATGCTCGGTCTCCCGTGAAATGAGCCGGCTCAAGGTCCACGACAATGCGCTCGACCTGCGACCGGGGAGCCGCTCGTCTACAGCACCCACAGACTCCCGCCCGGGCGGTCCAGGTACCGGATCGCGTAGCGCAGGGCGTCCATGGCGTGGTCGTTCTCGGCCCGGGGCCGGTCGGCGCCCGGCACCCAGGCGTAGGACTCGAACTCCCGGATCGTCTCGCGGCACCCGGGCGCGACCGTCAGCCGCGGTCGGCCGTCGCCCGCCGGGGCCAGACGCGCATGCACGGCCTGGATGCCGTCGAAGACCGCGTGGTCGGCCTCCACCACAAAGAGCCCCCGGTTGCGAAGCTCGGCGACCAGCCCGGCGGCCGCGGGGTCCACGACGAACGCCTCGGGCGCAAGCTCTGCGGCCCAGCGCGTGGCCTCGGCCGCCAGGTCGCCGCGCAGCACGCGCTGTGCGTAGAACTCGCGAACCACGTGCGCGCGGCCATCTCCGTCCGCGGCCACGGCCAGGAGCACGCTCGGGTTCGTGTATCCCTCGTCGACCCCCACCACGATGCGCCGCCAGGGGCCGGGGCGGTCGGCCACGAAGTGCTCGCGGTCCCACCGGTCGTACACCAGGCCAACGCCTCCCACCCACTGGCCGAGCACGTAGCGGCGGTGCGCGAGTCCGGCGAACCGGTCCAGGTCCGCCAGGTAGTCCGCGGGCAGGAACCGGTTGTCCGCGGTGCGCGTCACGATCGCCCGGCACCCGGCCGCGGCGCGCGTGCCCGCCGCCAGGCCGAACCGGCGCGCGAGGAAGTGCGAGGGCGGGCCCGGGTTGCACGCGCCGTAGAGCTGGCGCGCGAGCCCGGCCACGGACAGGCGCAATCGGCCGCGCAGCATGGTCCAGTCCGCCTCGGTCAACTCCACCGCCTCGTCCACGGCCACGCCGGAGAGGTTGAACGACCCGATCTTCTCCGGCGCGTCCAGCCCGCAGTAGACGATCTCGCCCCCGCCGCGGATCCGGATCGCCTGGTCCGTGCGCCGGTGTTCGTACAGCCCGGGCGGCAGCACCGGGGGCACGCGGCCGTCCGGTTCGAGCAGGGTCTTCAGGGTCGTGCGCTTCAGGGTCACGTTGTGCTTGCGGCACACGAGCTCCCGCGCGCCCGGGGCGAGCGCGCGCAGGAAGAGCTTCATGCACAACGCCCGCGTCTTTCCCGCGCCGAACGCGCCCGCGTACAGGACCTCGCGCTCGGATGCGCGCACGAACGCCTCCTGCTTGGGCAAGAGCTCGAAGACGAGGTCAACGG